TAACAAACACTACGTAAATCTATTAAAGGATATTTAGCACCTATTATATTATTAATGTAACCTTCGACATACTTATTTGGAATTAATGTAGGCATTCCAGTTTGATAGTCCTCCCATAATTCATTAGCTGCTGTTAGTATAACGTCATTAAATATTGATAGACCTGCTTCTACTTTTCTTTGTATAAGAGGATCAGGAAATTTTGGATTATATATAGTACATACATAAATCTGATGTCCTGAAGTTGCTAAAGCATCTACAACTGTTGTATAATTTTTCCAAAACTTTTCTTTAATGGTATATAAAGTTTCTAAATTAAGTTTGTCTAAGCTTTCGATACATTGTAGTGCGTCATTACCACCAACACTTAATATAATATTAGATGGAGTATCACTGTTTATGTCAGCTTTACCATACTGAGGTTGAATAGTTTCAGTAGTAACTCCATCTAAAGCATGTACATGAGCTTGCCATTCAGTTGACTCTAACTTACTTATTAAATGTTGCGTTACACTTTTCTGACCAGACTGAAGGTAAACAGCATTATCAAATACACTGTCACCTAATAGTATTAATTTCTTTTTCTCTTTCATTTTAATTCCTTATAGTGTTATGAGTTTAGCTTCTTCAGTAGGTATGTGAAAGAAGGGTTCCTTTAGATGAGGAGCACCAACTCTTCTAGAGTTTTGTATTGTACCTACTGTAGAGTTATTAACTGCATCATCTTTAATAAACCAAGCTTGAGTACAGTCTGTATTGAAGACCACAAAATATAAATCATGGTCAGGGTATTCTTTATTTTTCTTGTCAATTAATCTACGTTTTCTTTCTGGAATACGTACTTCTTTCCAATTAGGATTCCAATTAGTATACCATTGGTTTTTAATTTCAACTTCAAAGAAATAATCTTTATCCTTTTTAGCTGATACATCAAAGTAATAATCTTCTTTAGCTTCAATGTCTGTAAATTTGTTAGCAGTTAGGTAACTTACGATTGCTTCTTTAGCTCTCGCATCATTTTCCATATAAGAATATACATCAAACTTACGGTTGTTGTGTCCCATGTTAGTTCCTTTCTAAGTAACTCTATGTACTACTACTAAGTAGTAGTACTAGAGTTACGTAATGTTGCATCGGTTAAATATAAAATAGATCTAGCTGCTGTCTCAATAGTGCCTAAAGATTGGTTACATTTTTGACATAACCAACCTCTAAATTGTAGTGTGTCATGATCATGATCACAACACCAAGGTCTTTTATGATTTATTTCTTCCTCCTTTTTTAAACAAATAGGGCATTGGTGGTTAGGGGGTAAAGGGTTTTGTAGTTTTAATTTATCAACTACTCGTTCATTAAACTGTTCGCATTTCTTACATGCTTTTCTAAAGGTACATGATCCATCTTCACGAAATCTTTCGCTTCTGAAATACTCACGAGTTAAAGGTTTTGTTTTATGACAAGTCTTACAAGTTTGGGTTTCCATATCAATGTGTCTCACTCCATGTTGTTCCAATTTTAAATTCACAATCAAGAGGACACTTAATATTTAATGTCTTCTCTGTTTCTTTCATAGCATCCTTAGTAATCTGTCCGAATTTGGTAGCATCTTTCTTTGCTACTTCAAACTGATACTCATCGTGTATGGATGCAACTAACTTAGCATCAACACCTAACTTATGTATACGTTCTGTAATATGTACAAGCCATTGCTTACAGATGATAGCACCTGCACCTTGAAGTAAAGTATTTAAAGATGCATAGTCTGCTCTGATATGTAACAGTCTACCATCAAGAGCTTTTATAGTTCCTGTTTGAGAAGCCTCAACAACATTCTCTCTTAGCTCTTTAAGCTTAGGCATATTAGATAAGAACTTAGTAATGAGTTGTTGTCCTGCTTTAGCAGAACCACCAACCACCTTACCTATCTTAGCTGGACCTGCACCATAGAGAAAAGCATAGATGAATGTCTTAGCTTGATCACGATCTGTAAGGCCAGCAGCTTTCATGTTAGCTGTATGTACATCACCATTAAGAACTTCATTGGTGAAGTCTGGATCATCCATGTAGTGAGCAAGACAACGTAACTCTAACCCAGATGCATCAGTGCCAATCAAGGTATGTGTATCTGGGTTAGAGACAGTCCAAAGAGAACGACACTCCTTACCATACGGTGAGTAAACTGCTGGCACTTGAGCCATGTTGGGAGAGTTGTGAGCCATGCGTCCAGTAATAGTACGTAATGTCATAACTCTGCCACGTACTCGTCCATCGTCTTGACAAGCTTCTATCCAAGCCTTAAGTAATCCAGTACGTTTCTGTAGTAGAAAGTACCGACTAAACATCTGAGCTTCTGGCATCTTAACAGTATTAAGTATTTCTTCTGATACAATAACATTACCTTTGTCTGTAAATTTACTAGGTTTCCAACCTAGTTCCTCTAGTCTTTCAGCTATCTGCTTACGACTAGCTATATTAAAAGGTATATACTTTACCTTAGTCTTAAGCTGTACTTCTCTTGGCTTAAACTTTTCTTGTGCTTGGTTCTCAAGGTCATGTTGTTCTTCTTCTAGAGTAGCAAGGAAGGACATAGCTTCACGTAAGTTAAATGCAAATCCATTCTTCTCTTGCTGATCTACTATTGCTCTTACTTTTCTTTCAAGTTCGTAAGATTTAGACGAGAACTTCTCCCCTTCTTTTGACAATTTATGAGCCAACTTCCTAGTAAGTTCCGTATCACGCAAACAATACTCAAGCATGTCTTCATTGAACGTAGTGAAATCATTGTAATCTCCTTTCAAAAAACCAAGTCGTTGTCCCCAAGATGAGAGGGAGTGACCCCCCTCTCTGGTGGGGTTGTATAATTGTGACTCTATTAAAGTATCACGAACTTGTGATAGCTTTATGTTTGATCCTGTTAGACGGTTCAATATGGGAGCATCAAAGCTGACACCATTATGCATAATGAACTGATCTATTTGTTTAGACCAAGCCCCAAAGTTTTTACATTCATCACCTACCCATACCTTTTCTTTACCATCAGAATAGTTACGAGCTACGATACAATGTATTTGGGTTGCATCAAGAGAGTCTGTTTCTATATCAACTATTGCCGTTGTCATCTTCATCATTCTCCATGAATGGGTTATTAATCTCAGTCATTCTACCACTTTCTTTATCATAATGCAAGCGAGAAGATATACCAGTTTCTCCTGTATATCTATTCTTAAGTATGCGAAGTGTCGTTGTATTAGCTTCAACAGCATCATCAGCCTGTTGATTTCTTTCTAATGCTACAACACTATCAGATAAATGAGCAATAGATGCTGACCCTCTAAGGTGGGAGAGAGATACTTCTTTGCCGTCCTCATGTCCTCTGTCACCTGCTGGCCTACGTAAATGGCTGACAAGTAATAGACCTATGTTTGTTTCTTCTACAAGAGATCGTAGCTTGGTCATCAGTATGTCAATAGACTTACGTTCATCTCCATTATCCTCCTGACCTGACACCAGTATAGATAGATGATCAAGAACAATCCATTTACAATCTAATGCTCTAGCCATGAACCTAACTCGACTTAGTATTTCATCATTAGACATAGATCCAAAGTGATCGAAAGCAAAGAACCTACCAGTACCAATAGTTTTATCTTGCCACTTCTGTAGTTGGTCACGATCAAACCGATCACGTATTTCTTTAATATATAATCTTTCATTAGCTTCAACAGACATAATATTAAATGCGGTATTACGAATGTTTTCTTCCATTGCTAGAACACCAATGTTATCTTTGGTATTACTCATGATATGATGCATTAGTTCTCTGATGATGCTAGACTTGCCCATCCCTGCACCACTTGTAAAGGTAACTAACTCACCAGTACGCATACCATAAGTCTTTTCATTGAGGTCTTGCCAAGGATATAAGACTGTCTCACAATACCTCTCATCGTATAGAGTAGCACCAAGGTCAGCTAGGTTTACAATACCTGCTGGTGTAAAAGTCTTTGAGTTCCACCATGTACTATTGAATTTCTCACGCTGATTTGTTTTGAGATATTCATTAGCATCTTTAAGTTCCATGTTCATAATCAAACATTTGTTAGGCTGGAATAGTTCAGCTACCTTGATCGAAGCTTCTTTACCATGCTTATCGTTATCAAAACATAAGACAACATGCTCAAACTTATTGAGGTATTCAAAAGAACTACGACAATTTTCAAGTGCTGATGCAGCACCATTCTTTATAGATACAACAGGCCACTTAGAACCAAGCATCTCATATGCAGACATAGCATCTATCTCACCTTCACATACGGTAATATATTTACCAGACTTACCAAATATATTCTGACCAAACAAACCTGAACCAGAGAGATCTCCTTCAGACCAGAACTTTTTACCTTGTACCTCACGTACTTTATTAGCAATATGTATACCATTGCCATCAAAGTATTGGTAAATATGATGGGTTGTCATACTGCCTGTCTTTTTAACCTGAGTATTATATACTCTTGCAGTATCTTTTGATATTCTACGTTCACTAATAGCATCAATGATGCCAGAACTCTTAAGTGCTGAACTAGAATTGTTAGAAATATTTACAACTTTTTGTGTTTCCATTTGTTTATTATCTCCAGAGGGGGTAAAAGTTTCACAACTAAAACAATACGAATGACCATCCGAATGATAAGTTGTGTAAGCATCACTTGAGTTGCAATCAGGGCAACGACCTTTTGTATACTCAGCCGTCATCGGCATCTCCTTTCTAAGTAACTCTACGTACTACTAAGTAGTAGTACTAGAGTTACGTAACAATTCTCCGTATTTCGTAGGACGCATCGGAGTTGTATCCCAATGCAGAACATAGAGAATTTCTATATTGAAGTTCTTCTTTTGCTGATACCTTAGTTTTAAATGAATCCACTACTATATCACCATCATCTTTAATTAACATTAACTTCCATTCGTTATTCTTCTTCATAAGATTGATCCCATATTTTGTTTACAAAATCTTCTTTATCTACCATCAGTTCATTAACTTCTTTTCTAGCTAACTTACCTGCTTCCTCCCTAGTGTAGCCTTCAGTCTCGTATTCTTTTAATACATTTTTAAATAGTATTCTACGTTCCTGATCCCATAAATTTTTAACCATCGTTCTCTACCCATTTTGTTTTAGGAGATCTACCAAGTTCTTCTCTTAACTTTTTAATAGTATCCTCTCTTTCTTCTAAGAGTTCCTTTAATAATTTGATATGTTTATGAAGTAAATCATTTTCTTTTTCTAGTTTATCTTTCAAAGCTTTAACCTCTAATGGATGATACATTAATATACTCCTTTCATTTACCTTTGTCAACATAAAATATATGTGCTCCTACCCTACCTAAATTCTTAAATCTTTTCTTGGAAGACCATCTAGGTTTAACATAGTAGGCATGATAATGTGTGGCTCCCTGAGTTCTCTCAAGAAGCACACCTTCTAATACTAAAGATGCTACATCTAATACTTCAAGTAAGGATGTATAATCTTTTACTCTCTCTTTCCTACCGTCACAGTAATAACTGAACTGGCATTTGTTACGTATCATCCTACCATTTCTTTTCTTACCTTGGTGTACAACCTCACAAATTGTAGAAGGATATCGATTATCTTTAACTCTTTGTAGTATAACATTAGCTACTGCTATCTTAGGTATGATACCTTCAGACCTAGCCTCATAATAAACAGCTTCAACTAAGCAGTCTAAGTCATTGGCTTTACTAGGTAAAGAATAGAATATTATTAGTAGTAATATGATTGGAAAAAATAAACCAGTGAATAATATTTTCAATGTAACCTCACAATCTTTGCATCATATAGTAGTTCATCTTGCATATCATGTTTAACCAGAAACTTAACTGCATCTTCTTCACTAAGAAACTTCTTTACCTTTCGTTCCTTCTCATCTGGCATTACAGATATGTTTTCTAAATCCATTGGGTCTTCCATCTGGATTATGATGTATGTCATAGTAAACCTAATAGTAATATTATTATCTCTAACACTATATGCCTCCTACATTTTCTCTAATGATATCATTATGACTTAACTCTGTCCAGTATATTTCAAGAGCTTCAGTCTGTTGATGTGCATGGAACTGGTGGTACTCA